GGCTGTATGGTCACCACCCGCAAGGAGTACTGGCGTCTGGGTGGCCAGCCACCCGAGTTCGTGGGCTGGGGCTGGGAGGACACCGCGTTCACAATGATCGTGGGCACCCTGTCCACGGTGGGGCGGCTGGCCGGACACGCCTACGCCTTCGAGCACAACAGCCACGCCGAAACCTACACCGGAGCCAAGGCTGACAGTCCCGGCTGGGACCGCGATTACGAGCGCAACCAGTCCCTGATCCATCCGTACCGGATAGCGCAGGGGCGGGCGTGGCTGATGCGGGAAATGCTGCGCCAACGACCCATGGGCGTGTCGTCTTGACTCACACCCCCTGATCGGGTGATCTTTTCCCAGCGGTCCACGGGTACGCAGGTCTGGCACAGCCGGTGCAAGCTCCGCTAGGGGAATCCGGCACGGTGCACCTGCCTCAGTCATTGACTACTACCCGAAGGACCGATCATGACACTGACTGCTGACACCACCGTGGAGGAGCGCGAACGCGATCTGCTCAACCCGGCCGGTGGCATGGAGGCATACCTCAAGCGGATGCTCTCCCGGCGCGCACAGCTGGTACGCCAGCGCGAGTCGATTCAAGAGAAGGCCGAGGCCGTCCTGCTCGAAGCCCGTAGCGCGGGCCGCGACATCCTGGAGCCCCAGGAGGACACCGAGCTCCGTAACTACACGAAGCAGATGAAGGCCATCGGTGACGACGTTGTCAGCCTCGACGAGCGCATCGAAGAGACGCGCCAGGAGGTCGAGCGGACCGGCGACATCACCAAGAACCTCACCCAGATCCGCAACGCCGAAGGCGCGGTGGCCCGCGTCAAGGAGCAGGCGATCTACACCAAGGGTGACAACCGGCGTTCCTACATTCAGGACATGATCAAGCTGTCGCTGAACCTGGACGACACCGGGGGTGCCCGTGACCGCCTGATGCGCCACGCGCAGGACGTCGCGACAAACCCGGAGTACGCCGAGTTCCGCGACCTCTCCCGGGTGGACGGCAGCGGTGGCTACGCGATTCCGCCCGCCTGGCTGATGAACCAGTACATCGAGCTGGCTCGCCCCGGCCGGGCATTCGCCAACCTCGTGCAGCGCCAGCCGCTACCCGGTGGAACCGACAGCATCAACATCCCGAAGCTGTTGACCGGAACCGCGGTGGGTGTGCAGACGGCCGACAACACGCCGGTCGTGGACGTGGACCTGACGGACACCTTCATCAACGCTCCGGTGCGCACCATCGCCGGCCAGCAGGGTGTCGCCATCCAGCTGATCGACCAGTCGCCCATCGCGTTCGACGACGTGGTGTTCCGCGACCTGGTGGCCGCGCACGCCGCGCAGACCGATGCCCAGGTGCTCAGCGGTACCGGCACCAACGGCCAGGTGCTCGGTGTGATGAACACGCCGAACATCCTCAGTGTCCCGGCCTCGGCGGTCACCACCCAAGGCGTGTACTCGGCCATCGCCAACGCGATCCAGCAAGTCCACACCACGCGCTTCCTGCCGCCTGAGGTGATCGTGATGCACCCGCGTCGGTGGGGCTGGTTCCTGTCCCTGCTGGACGGGCAACAGCGTCCGCTGTTCCTTCCGGCCGCCAACTCGCCGTTCAACGCCGCCGGTGTGCTCACCGACGTGGCGAGCCAGCAGGTCGTGGGCCAGATGCACGGGTTGCCGGTCATCACCGACCCGAACATCTCGACCACCAGCGGTGGCGGGACCGAGGACGACGTGTTCGTCCTGCGTGCCTCCGACATCATCCTGTGGGAGTCGGGTATCCGGGCACGTGTGCTGCCGGAGACCAAGGCGCAGAACCTCACCGTTCTGCTGCAGATCTACAACTACCTGGCCTTCAGCGCGGCCCGCTACCCGCAATCGGTCGCGGTCATCACCGGACTGACGGCGCCAACGTTCTGATCGTGCAGGTCGGACCTACTGCGGCCACCCTCACGAGGGGTGGCCGCAGTTGTCGGTCAGCGCGTCGCTATCAGCCGGGCACGCCTTCGCGTTACCCTCCAACTGAGCCGGCCGTCATTGACAGGAGTCGCCATGAGCGTGCTAAACGAGCGCACCACCTTCCCGCCCCACGACATGACCGAAGCCGAGGAAGCCGCCATCGCCGGGAGGTTCGTCATGAGCCCCGAGGCCCGGCCTGACCCGGCCGGTTCCGGAATCGGTGGCCGCGAGAAGGTACCGCCGCACGGCGTGGTCTATGTCCGTGCACCGGTCCTCGCCGCGCGCGAGCAGGCCGCCGAGGAGGAGATCGACGAGGGTGTCGACGAAGGCATCACCGTCGTCGAGCAGGCGGATGTCGTCGAGCAGGCCGAGGTCGTCGAGCAGGCCGGAACTGTCGAGTCCGTGGGTGACGAGGGCGATGACCTGGAGAGCTGGACCGTCCAGGAGCTCAAGGACGCTCTTGACCAGGTTGAGGTGCCGTATGACTCCAAGGCGCACAAGGCCGACCTGATCGCGCTGCTGCGGGAGGCCGAAGCCGAGTAGCAACCCCCACCGAGGAGGCGACCGTGCAGGACCTACTGTCCGTCAGCGACCCCGACTGGGCAAAGTTCACCAGCGACGACCCGGAGTACCTGCTGCGGGTGGCCGGCGATGCGATCCGGACCTACTGCGGGTGGCACATCTTTCCGAACATCCAGCAGACGGTGACCAACATCCCGGTCCAGTCCCGCGGCATGATCATGCTTCCCAGCCTGCTGGTGACCGCGGTGGAGTCGGTGACCCTGCAGAGCGTCAACGGCGAGACCGACAACGTACTGGACCCGGACTCCTACAACTGGTTTCCCAACGGCACCATTGAGCCGCTTGGGTGGCAGTGGTACGGGGCCTACAGCGGGTTCTACTACGGTCCGGACAATTGGTCGTACCTGCCGGTGTTCCAGTTCGGGCTGGCCACCGTCGTGTTCAACAGCGGCTATGAGATCGTGCCCAGCGACATCAAGCAGCTCGCCTTCGAGATGGCCCAGGCCAGCGGTGCAGTCGGCGGCGATTCGATACCGAACAACAGCAACGTCAAAGAGGTTGCCTCGCCCGGCTTCCGGCTGCTGCTGGGTGGCAGCGGCAACAGCGGCACCAGCGGCACCGGCACGGTGGGCAGCTTCACCAGCGACCAGAAGAACCGGCTAGCCCCCTACCGGCTGCAAGGTGTGAAGTGAGCATCATCCCGTCGCCGTGGACGGTGTGCCACATTCCGCGGTCCATCGACACCACGACGACCGACGAGCACGGGAACCACCCGATTGTGGACGAACCGCCGGTATTGCGAAAAGCGATGTCGCTGACCCAGTTCGGCCGGCGCGGGTCCAGCCGCGAGGTCATCAGCCCTGATTATCTGATGCGCGCCGAGACGGAAGTGCACATGGCGGTGGCGAACCCGGATGTCTACTCCACCGAGGATCTGGTGCTGCTCAACCCGGACATCGACGCCAGCGGCAACTACGTTCCTGAGAGCGGCACCGCCTACTGGGTGGACGGCATGCCGAACGACGAGCGCAAGGGCCCCTGGCCGGCACTGCTGTCGATGTTCGGTGGCACCGTGAAGTTGAGGAGGGTGACATGAGCGGTGCATTCGGCGAGGCGTTGGACGCCTTGGGTGGCGGGTTGTTCGGCGAGGGTGGTGCAGCCTGGGGGGCAGGCGCCGGGTACGAGGCAGGCGAGGACGACGCATCCCTGCCGAGCGGTGCCATGGACATCGGTAACGGCAGCTCGCTTCAGATCGACGCCGCGCAGATTGCCGAGATCCTGCGCGGCCCCGAGGTGTTGTCGTCGCTGGAGCAGTGTGCTCAAGAGCTGGTAGAGCACGCCAACTCGACGGCCCAGGTCGAGGGTGCCGAATACACCTACATCGTCCAGGCCCACGAGGATTACGAGACGCCGCAGATTTTTCTCCACGCAGCCAATTTCCCGGGCACGATCGACGACGCGGCACATTCAACGCTGCTGAAGGTGGCGGCCTCTGTGGACCACGACGTGCCCATCAATGTTGTGGAGGAACCCGGCCTCGAAGTGTTGGTTCCGATTGCCAGCCCGCCCGAGGCGGACTACCGGCTACCTCCGGGTAGGAGCGTTTGGTCAAGGGCGGCTGGCCGATGACGGCGGCAGCGGCGGCGGCCTCGGCAGCGGCCTCAGCGGCGGCAGCCTCAGCGGCAGCGGCCTCGTCGGTCGCGGCAACCAGCCTGCACATGACGTCGCGTGCGGCGGTACGGCCCAGCGCCATGCCGCCCGCTCATATCTTCGCCACCCTGAAGCCACCGCCCATCGAAAAGCTGGGCGTCGTGTACTTCTCCCCGCTGATGGCCCCGGTACTGGTGGCCACCCGCATCCCGCAGCCGGCCCCCAACCAGGAGACGATCAGCACCTTCCTGCGCATTGAGTCCGGTGGGGGCAGGCAGCGGGCGGACACCATCCTGTGGGACATGACGCTGATCCTGCACAGCTACGCGCCCAACGAGCAGGAGAGCGTGGCCGAGGACAACCTGGCAATAGCGGTCGCCTGGGGTGCCAACGCGCAGGGTCAGACGATCACTACCGCCAGCGGCGAGGAGTATTTCGTCACGTACAGCCGCGCCACCGGTCTGAGTCACCGGCAGGCCGACCCCAATGTGGACCTGATCCGGTACCGCTCCATGGTGCTGTGGCGCGTCCCCGGCGTGCCCATCGGGCCGGGGCAGTGATCTAGGCCCAGTGCTGCTTGTCGGGCCCGACGTGATTTTCCTGGCAGCCGGGACCGCAGTGGCCTGGTCGCCGTAGTTGCTTCTCCGACCAGTCTGCGCCAATAGATCGCCCGTAGTTGCGGCGGCGCTCAGTGGCCCCCGGATTCCAGATGCGCAGCTTGGGCTCCAGTGTGATCTCGACCAGCTCGCGCTCGGCCAGCGCACGCACGGCGTACTGCACGCGGCGCATGGACAGCCCGAGTCCGTCTGCCAGCTCGCGGCTGGTGTAGAAACCCTGGCGCCGCTGCCGCACCATCTTCACGATGCGGCGCTGGGTAGGACCAATCCCTCGGGTACCGATACCTCTGGCCATGGCGAATAGATTCCTGACAAACCGTTCGTCTCGGAGCTGATTGTGCCGCGCTGTCGTGCGCGTGCTGCCCCGTGACACACCTACCGCGTGTAATCCTGTCTCCGGGCCGCCCGTCCAATGAGGAGATTTGATGACCACTGTTCTCCCGCCCACCATTACCTCGCTGGTGGGGGAAATAGCTGCCCCCAGCCCCAAGGTGACCGGCGGCGTTCTGAAAGCCCCGTTGGGCACCGCGCTACCCACCGACGCCTCATCGCCGCTCGACCCGGCGTTCGTCACCCTCGGCCGGGTCAGTGTCGATGGCGTGGACAAGACCGAGGAACGCCCCAACACCGAGGTCAACGACTGGGGCGGTGACCTCATCGCGATCCTGCAGGACAAGTACGGCATCACGCTCAAGTTCAAGCTCCTACAGGTGATGAACGCCGACGTGCAGAAGGCCGCCCACGGTGACTCCAACGTCGCCGTCACCCCGGCCACCAGCACCAAGGGCACGCTGATCACCACCAAGCTCAACTCGCTGCTGATGGATTACGCCAGCTGGGTCATCGACGCCTTCTATCTCAAGATGAACATGCGCCTGGTGGTTCCCTCCGGCCGCATCACCACCATTGGCCCGCAGAAGTGGGTGCACAAGGAACTGGCCATGTACGACCTGACCCTACGGCCGTTCCCTGACCAGTACAACAACCACGCCTATGAGTACTGGAACGACGGAATCACGACGTGACGACGACGGCTAAGCGTAAGAGCACCACACCGCGCAAGGCCGCGACGGCGAGGGCCAACGGGCAGGCTAACGGCAGCCCGTTGCCCCCGGCCACCGACGAGGAACTGCGCGCACCGGAACCGCGACCCCCTGAGCGGTTTGAGCCCACCACCACGCCGGCGACGCCGCCGAAGATCGAGCATCCCTACGGGGACAATCCGATCTTCGTCTTCCGGCCGAAGGCGGTGAGGCCGGGTGACAGCATGGACCCGATCGTCTTTCCGCACATCACCACCCTGCAGGCCGACGTCGAGTTCTTCTGGGAGCTCGATGACCTCGACCCGATGCACCAGGCGTTCCGCTACATGAAGCGCGCGAACATTCCCCGGGACATCCAGCGCAGAGTGGTGCGGCTCCCCGATGAGGAGATGGCCCGATTCCTCAACGAGTGGTTCATGGGCGTCCTCATGCCGCAGGGGGTGGGACCGCCGGGGGAATCCTGATGCTGGCGACGGTCATCAGGCGATACTGGCACGCGCTGGTCCGGGACATCCTCGCTCTCGGATTCCGCGTCAGCGACATGTTCACCACACTCTCATGGAGCGACATGGTGTCGATCGTCCTGGGTTCCGGCCCCACCACCTCGGTGCGGTTCTTCCTCGACCAGGGGTGGAGCCGGGAGTCGCACCTGCTGGCGAACATCGCCGAGGGTAACGCCGGGGTGGCGCGACTGCCCAGACCCTTTCAGCGGCCGGGTCTGGATGACCGTCCGGCGAGCTCGTTGGGTTCGACCAAGGCGTTCCAGGCTGACGCCTACACCTGGGAGGAGTTCGATGAGCTGGAGGCCAGGCGGTCGCAGACCCCGGTCGGCACACCCAGGGTGAGGGTGATATGACCGCTGCCATCCTGTCCATCGCGATCCGCCCGGCCATCGCCGGGCTGGCCGAGAGTTTCGGCAGTGCGGGCACGATGGCCGGTGGCGTCATGGGTGGCTTGGCCGGTGAGACGCTGAGTCGGCTTCTGCTCGAACACGGCAAGAAGGGTGGCGCCGCCGCCGGAGCGGCCACCGCCGACGAGTTCAACGAACAGTTCAAAGCCGGGTACAGCGGCGGGCGGGCACTGAAGGAGGTGGCCGCCGAGAGTGGTGACGCCTTCACCGGCCTCGGCGGCAAGCTGGCCGCCAACGTGATGGGCGAGTTCAACAAGGTCGTGGCCGGACAGAAGCTTGACCTGGGCGATCTGATGAAACCCTTCGAGATGCTGGAGAACGCCGCGGTGGGGCCGATCATGGCCATCACCAACCACATCCCGCTGCTCGGTGGCGCGCTGCGGTCCATGAAGAGCGACTTCGACACCGCCACAGCCGGAGCCGCCGATTTCATGCAGACGATGATCGACGTGGGCGACACCTATATCGAGGCCACCCGCAAGATCGCCGCCGCCACGGTGGACAGCAGTCAACTTGAGGGTCTGACCACCGCCGTGCGCGACATTATGGACTCCGGCGCCATCGTCCACTTCGACGACGTGGCCAGCGCCATCGGACGGCTGAACACCAACATCAGCAACCTGTCCTCGGAGCAACTCAAGGAGCTGACCACAAACTTCGCCTACGCCGAGGAGCTGGTGGGCAAGATCGACCCGACCAAGTTCGCCGGGGTTGTTAACGCCTGGGGCATCGGGGCGGAACATGCCAACGACTTCCTGACCCAGCTGACCAACACCGCGCGGATCACCGGCCAGGGCATGGACCAGATGGCGAACGAGATGCAGCAGGTCGGCCCGTCGATGCGGGCGTTCGGCTATGACGCCGGCCAGACCGCGCAGTTCTTCGCGCAGATGACCAAGGAAGGCGAACCCGCCCAGAAGGCCGTGTTCATGTGGACCCACGCCTTCTCCGAGGCCACCAAGGCGGGCGTTGACCCGAAGACCTGGTTGGAGATGCAGCTGGGGGCGATCAAGAGCTTCGCCAAGAGCGGTGACATGGAGGAAGCCGCCAAGCTGTTCGAGAAGGCGTTCGGCCAGCGCGCCACGCCGCTGTTGTTGGAGGACGTCAACAAGGGCCTGCTCGATCTGCCCGCGATGATGAAGCCCTTGGCCGGCATCGACGAGCCATTGAAGAAGGGGGTTGAGGAGACCGCGAGCCTGGGTGACGCTTTCGAGAAGCTCGGCCAGCAGATCAAGGGTTCGCTGGAGCCGGTCGGAATATATATGGCCAAGGGTCTGGTCGAGGCCGGCAACCAGCTGAGTGGGTGGCTGGCCGAGAACCAGGACAAGATCGTCCGCTGGGCGACCGAGGCCGTCCAGGTGATTCTCAAGGGGGCACAGGACTTCCTCCGGTGGACCGGTGACGCCCTGGTGGCGTTTTCCGGATTCGTCAACTCGATCAAGGAGGTTGTCACCGGCTTCTTCCAGTTCATCATCGGCCCGTTCAAGGGGCTCATCGACGCGTTTGCCGCGCTGCCGTCCTGGGCGGGTGGCGACCTGTTCAAGGGTGCCAAGGAGTCCATCGACGACGCCTACAACGGCCTCACCAAGATCAACAGCATTGACATGGGGCACACCGTCTACCAATGGGGCGAGCAGCTCCGACACCTCTCCGACGACGTGCCCGGCCTGTCTCAGAAGGTGGGTGAGATCGGCGAGAGGATGGCCCAGAACCTTGAAATCACCAAGGCGTTCACCGAGAACATCAATGGCGAGCTGAAGCCGGCGTTCGACCAGATGAGGGACAAGTCAGGTCAGCTGATACAGGGGACGCCCGAGGCCCCGTTCAACCTGCAGCTCCAGGGCTCGCCAGAGCAGTGGGCCGACATCGCC